AACGGAGCTTTACATGGAATGACTAAGCTTAACTTTGAAGGACCATCTAATATGTTTTTTTTAGAGTACATATCTAGGCCACAAACAGCAGAGTTATTCTACGAAGATGTTCTAATGGCTATGGTGTTTTATGGAATGCCTATACTTGTGGAGAATAACAAACCAAGGCTTTTATATCACTTAAAGAACAGAGGTTATAGAAAATGGAGCATAAATAGACCAGACAAACACAAAAACGATCTATCTAAGGCAGAAAAAGAACTAGGGGGCATACCTTCATCTACTGCTGTAATATCAATACATGCAGAAGCTATCGAATCTTACATAGAAGAAAATGTAGGATACTCAGAGAAAGGCTCTGGAAACATGTACTTTACAAGGACTTTATTAGACTGGGCTAACTATGATATAGCAAAAAGAACCAAGTTTGATGCTACTGTTTCTTCGGGTTTAGCTATTATGGCTAACCAAAAGTACTTAATAAAGCCTGAGAAAACTAATAAAATAATAAATGTTAACTTTGCAAAGTATAATAATAACGGTTTAGTTAGCTCAATACTTAAGTAACAATATGGATAAATCTCCAGTGAATTACGCCATTGGATTCCCTGATCAATTAGCATCTGATTCTGAGAAGTCTTCAAAGGACTATGGACTCATAGTTGGAAGGGCAATAGAGTCTGAATGGTTCAGGAAAGAAAGTGGAACTTCAAGGTTTTATAACAACCGTGATACATATCATAAATTAAGAACCTATGCAATGGGAGAGCAGTCTGTACAGAAGTACAAGAACGAGCTTTCTATTAATGGAGACATATCTTACCTTAACTTAGATTGGACTCCTGTGCCTATTGTTCCAAAGTTCGTAGACATTGTAGTAAACGGAATGTCTAACAGACTTTTTGATGTTAAAGCAGAAGCAGTTGATTCTATATCTTCAAACAAAAAAGCTCTATACAAAAACCGTATAGAAACTGAAATGTTTAGTAAGAACGATTTAGAGGAGATAGGAGAGCTTCTTGGTCAGAATATGTTTTCTCAAGATCTTGATTCTCTTCCAGAAAATGCTGATGAGCTTGACTTGCACATGCAAATTGATTACAAAGATGATATTGAAATAGCTGAAGAAAAAGTAATTCAAACTGTAATGAATCAAAACAACTATGAGCTTATAAAAAGGCAAATAGATGAAGACGCTACAGTACTTGGAATATCAGCCTTAAGGCATTCGTTTAACTTACACGATGGAATAAAGATTGATTATGTTGATCCAGCTAACTTAATATGGAGTCCTACTGAGGATCCTAACTTTGAAGATTGCTATTACTTTGGTGAAGTTAAAAATGTGAACATAACTGAATTAAAAAAGATAGATCCCAGCTTGACTACTGAAGATATAAAAGAAATATCTAAGATGTCTAGCAAATGGGATGCTTATCAGGGAACAAGAGGTGGATACCAAGTTGACAATTTTGATCACAATACAGCCACTCTACTGTATTTTTCATACAAGACTGATAAAACTATTGTATATAAAAAGAAAATTACCGCAACAGGAGGAGAAAAGGTTTTAAGAAAAGATGATTCTTTCAATCCACCAAAGACTGAAGAGGCAAGATTTGAAAAGCTTTCTAAAAAGATTGACGTTTGGTATGAAGGTGTTCTCGTTTTAGGAACTAATTATATACTTAAATGGGACGTAATGAAGAACATGGTTAGACCAAAGTCTTCTATTCAAAGGGTTTACGCTCCATTTATTGTTACTGCTCCTAGAATGTATAGAGGGCAAATTGATTCTTTAGTTAAAAGAATGATTCCTTTTGCAGATCAAATACAGCTCCTACATTTAAAACTACAGCAAGTAACATCTAGAATGATGCCTGACGGTGTTTATATGGATATTGATGGTCTTTCTTCTATTAATTTAGGCAACGGCGCATCCTACACTCCTCAAGAGGCATTAAACATGTATTTTCAAACAGGATCAGTTATAGGTAGATCTTATAATGAAGAAGGAGAATACAATCATGGTAAAATTCCAGTACAAGAGTTAACGTCTTCTGGAGCCAATGCAAAGATCTCTTCTTTGATAAACATGTATAACTATAACTTAAACATGATACGCTCTGTAACGGGCTTAAATGAAGCGAGAGATGGTAGTACTCCAGATCCAAGTGCTTTAGTTGGCGTTCAAAAGTTAGCTGCGTTAAATTCTAACACAGCAACAAGACATGTATTAAAGGCAGGATTGTTTTTAACTCAAAGGTTAGCCGAATGTATTAGTTATAGAGTTTCTGATGTTTTAGAGTATTCTGACATGAAAGAAGACTTTATTAAGAACATCGGAAGAAGTAGTGTGGATATTTTAGATGAAATAAAAGAACTACACTTACATGACTTTGGTATTTACATAGAGCTTCATCCAGATGAGGAAGAAAGAAATATGCTAGAGCAAAACATTCAAACATCACTTAGTGCTGGAAAGATTGATATAGATGATGCTATTGATATTAGAGGCGTTAAGAATGTTAAGATAGCTTCTCAATTACTTAAAGTAAGAAAAAGAAGGAAAGAAAAACTTGATCAAAAAAGACAGCAACAAAACATTGCTTTGCAAGCTGAAGCAAATCAGCAAGCATCATTAGTTTCTGAACAAGCTAAACAACAAACTGCTTTATCTGAAATGGAAGCAAAAGCTCAGTTAATACAGCTTGAAGCAGAAATAGAGTCTCAAAGAATGCAAATGGAGTTTGAGCTTAAATCTAGATTGATTCAGTTGCAGAAAAGCATGGATGGTCAGATCAAAGGAGCTGAAATACAGTCTCAACTAAGCAAAGAAGCTTACAAGGAGGATAGAAAAGATAAGAGAACTGCTAAGCAAGCATCTCAACAATCGAAATTAATACAGCAAAGACAGCAGGATTTAGATCCTATTGACTTCGATGGTCAGGACTCACTAGGGTCGGGATTATAGGGTATGATAGGCATGTAATTAATGTTTGTATATTTGCGCTAAATTAAATTTAATCATATGGAATGGAAACTTAGGGAGTTGGATGCCGATGGTAATCCAATCGAACCAAAGCAAGAACAAGTTCAAGAAGAACAAGTTCAAGCGATGGAAGTTCAAGAAGAAGTTGTTCAAGAGCAAACTATTCAAGAACAACCACAACAAGAAGTAGATTTAGTGCCTGAGCAAGAGATTGTAAAAGAACTAGAAGCTACTGAAGAGGTGGTAGAAAAACCTCAAAAATTTGAGTTAGATGATAGTAGTATATTATCTTACTTAAAAGAAAGACATAGCTTAGAGCTTAGCTCTATAGACGATCTTAGAAAAACTGAAAAACAAGAGCTATCTGAAGATGTAGAAAAGTTCTTGGAGTATAAAAAAGAAACAGGTAGAGGTTTCGATGATTTTGTTAATCTGCAAAAAGATTGGACAAAAGTAAACGATTCATCTGTTTTAACTGAGTACTACAAGGAAACAAAGCCACATCTTGACGAAGAGGATATTAAATTAATATTGTCTGAAGATTTTTCTTATGATGAAGAGCTAGATGAGCCTTCTGATATTAGAAAAAAGAAGTTAGCTTATAAAGAAGAACTATACAAAGCTAGAAATCACTTTGAAGGTTTGAAGGAAAAATACAAGGCGCCGCTTGAGTCAAGCACGACCTCTATTCCAGAGAACTACAAAGAGGCTTTTAACTTCTATAGTCAATACCAAGAGCAATCTGAACAAGAAGCTCAACTACAACAACAAAGGTCAAACGCCTTTACCGAGAAAACAAACAAACTATTCAATGAGGATTTCAAAGGTTTTGAATTTAACTTAGGGGATAAGAAGCAAGTTTTCAAGCCAAAAGATGTAGGTCAAGTTAAAGAAGAACAATCGGATATTTCCAATTTCTTTAGCAAACACTTAGATGAAAATGGTATCGTTAAAGACGCTTCCCAGTACCACAAGGCAATCTTTGCTGCCTCTAACGTAGATGCATTAGCTAAGCACTTTTATGAGCAAGGCGTTGCGGATGCAACAGGAGGATTAGTTAAAGAAACCAAAAACATAGATATGTCTGTTAGAGATAATAAGACCGTAGATGTTAAGGGTACTAAGTTTAGAGTAGTTGATTCTGGTGAGGATTTCTCATTTAAAATTAGAAAACGCTAAAACTTAAAAACTTACAAAAATGAGTGTAACTATTTCTGGAGTACAAGGAGCATTAACTCCTTCTCCATCAAAATCAACATTATCAAGTAACTACTTGGGATCTGACATCGAGTTCACATCACAGTACTTACCAGACGTTTACGAAAAAGAATTTGAAAAATACGGAAACAGATCTGTATCTTCTTTTTTAAGAATGGTCGGAGCTGAAATGCCTTTCGCTTCTGACGTAATCCAATGGGCAGAGCAAGGACGTTTGCATTTAGCTGTAACTGGTGCTACCAGATCTGCTGATGTAATTACTTCTGCTGGACACCCATTCCGTGTTAACCAAACAGTAGTTATTACTGATGGTGATGGAACACAAGAAAAAGCTTTAATTACTGGTGTAACTACTGATACTTTCACAGTTGCTTCTTACGAGAACGCTAACTTGGCTGCTGCTTTAGATACAACTGGATTAAAAGTTTTTGCTTTCGGTGCTGAATTCAAAAAAGGTACAGCTGGAATGGTTGGATCTTTAGAGGCTCCAAAAGACATCTTAACTAACAACCCAATTATCATCAAAGATAAGTACGAGGTTAATGGTTCTGACATGGCTCAAATCGGATGGATTGAAGTAACTACTGAGAACGGTGCAACTGGATACTTATGGTACTTAAAATCTGAGCACGAAACAAGATTACGTTTCGAAGATTACCTAGAGTTATCTTTGATCGAAGGACGTCCAGCAGCTTCATCTTCTGGTGCTGAATCAGCAGGATACAAAGGAACAAAAGGTTTATTCTACGAAATCGAAAACAGAGGAAATATTGCTACTGGTTCTATCGCTTCTAGAGGAGATTTAGAAGAATTAATAAAAGTTCTTGACAAAGAAGGAGCAATCCAAGAAAACGTAATGTTCGTTAACAGAACTAAATCTTTCGAGATTGACAACGTACTTGCTGCTCAAAACAACAGTGGAGCTTCTACTGCTTCTTACGGTTTATTTGACAACGATGAGTCTATGGCATTAAACTTAGGCTTCATGGGCTTCAACTTAGGATATGATTTCTACAAAACTGACTGGAAATACTTAAACGATGCAACTACAGGAGGATTAACTGCTGGTGTTGACGGAGTTATTGTTCCAGCTGGTACAACTACTGTTTACGATCAAATCTTAGGAAAGAATGCAACTCGTCCTTTCTTACACATTAAATACAGAAAATCAGAAGCTGAAGACAGAAAGTATAAGTCTTGGGTTGTTGGTTCTGCTGGTGGAGCTTCTAACACTGACTTGGATGCAATGAGCGTTCACTTCTTATCTGAAAGAGCTCTATGTGTACATGGTGCAAACAACTTCATCTTAATGAAGTAATATTTACTGTAGGACTTACCCTCGTTGTACTGACGGGGGTAATTCTTACTTTTTTAATCTAATCTAATTTTTAATTATAATGGCAACAAAAAAAACATCAGCCGCCCCTAAGTGGGAGGTTAAAGACAGAATCTATGTCTTAAAAGGAGGTGCAACACCTGTGAACTACATCTTACGTTCTAGACACCACCTAAATAAACCCTTACAATATTTTGACGGAACAATGAACAGATCTCTTAGGTATGCTACCAATCAAACTTCTGTGTTTGAAGATGAGCAATACGGAGATGTTACGCTTCCAGCAGTAATCTTTAGAGATGGTAAGCTTATCGTTAATAAAGAAAACGTATTACTACAACAATTTTTATCTCTATACCACCCAGACAGGGATAAGGTATATTTAGAGTTTGATGCAGAAAAATCAGCTCAAGCAGAGATAGACAATGTTGAAGCAGAACTAGAGGCAATGAATGCAGCTAGAGAAATGCAAATTGAAGACTTAGAAGCTATCGCTAGAGTAGTTTTAAAGTCAAGAGTATCCGATATGGCATCTAATGAGATCCGAAGAGATATGCTTTTATTTGCTAGAAAGAATCCACAAGAGTTTTTAAGTCTAACTAATGATGAAAACATCAAGCTTAGAAACGTAGCTGTTAGAGCTAACGAAATGGGATTGATTTTTATCAAAGATGATAATAGAACCGTATGCTGGAATGATGCTAAGAAGACTAAGATAATCACTGTTCCTTACGGTGAGAATGTTTTCTCTGCACTAGCGGTATACTTTAAAACTGACGAGGGACTTGATGTTCTTCAGTCACTTACCAACAAACTGTAGTATTTCCACCGATACTACTATACGAAAGGGGAGGACTAAATAGTCTTCCCTTTTTTTTTGTATTTTTGTATCAAAGATTTTCAGATGATAAACCATGTTAGAAATACAGTACTTACCGCTCTCAACAAGGAGAATAGGGGGTATTTAACGCCTGAGCAATTTAACTTATACGCTAAGCATGCTCAACAGTTAATTTTTGACCAGTACTTTAGTGAGTACTCAAAGCTAGTTGCTTTAAAAAATGCAAGAAGATTAAGTCTAGACTATGGAGATAGACTATCTGCTCTTAGATCTAACATAGAAAAATTTACAGTAGAGTCTGACATAGCACAAACTTCTGGATACTATATAAAGCCTAGCGACATGTATCAGCCTGTTTCTTTGAGATATGGAAGTAAAGAGCTAGACATGGTTCCAAAAAGCAAGGAGATGTACTTATATAGCTCCAACTTAACAGCTCCTTCAGCTAACTTTCCTGTGTATGTAGATAAAAATGATTACTACTACATTAAGCCAGATACACTAACGGATGATATGACTTTGATTTATGTTAGAACACCTAGAGATCCTAAATGGACATATAACATGATTGCTGATAATCCAATATTTAATCCAAGTGCTGGTGATTATCAAGACTTTGAATTGGCTCCAGAAGATGAGCCTAACTTGGTTTTAGAGATACTTAAATTAGCTGGACTTACAATAAGAGAACCAGAAATAACTCAAGCGGCTATTGGATTAGATGCAGCTGAATTCCAAAAAGAAAACTCGTAATAGATGGCTACAACAGATCAACAATATTATCAAAATTCATCTAACTGGGGAGAAGACCAGTATGTTATGATGTCTGACATTATAAATAACTTTATGTTGTTTAATGTAGGAGATGATAAACTTATTAATAGCATATCTAGATTTGATGTAGTCTTCCATGCCAAAAGAGGGCTTCAGGAGCTTCACTACGATGCTTTAAATGATTTTTCAGCGTTAGAGTTGGAAATGCCAGATACTCTTCAGATAACGCTTCCTAGGAACTATGTCAGAATGATTAGAATATCTTGGGTTGATGGAGAAGGAAAACTTCACCCAATGATCAATGGAAATTATACTACTAGCGTAGACAAAGCTTACTTACAAGATGACCAAGGTAACGTACTTTTTTCTGAAGCTGGAGATGCTCTTGAAGGCACTCCGCTTATGGATATTAGAAATATGCAAACTTCTGAGACGCAGGATACTTTAAATGATTCTGCCTACAGCTTTGCTTATGGAGGTCGATTTGGTATGGATACCGCTAACTCCACAATAAATGGAACATACAATATAAATAAAAAGCTAGGTGTTGTTAGATTTAGTTCTGATTCTGTTGGCAAACTAATAGTTATGGAATATATAACTGATGGTTTATCTGGAAACGATGAGTCTGACCTTAAAGTGCACAAGCAAGCAGAAGATTACCTTTATAAATACATATTACACGAAGTGCTGAAGAACAAATTCGGTGTTCAAGAGTACATCGTAAATAGAGTTAGAAGACAGGCGTTTGCTGCTCTTAAGAACACTAAAATAAGAATGATGGACATTCATCCAATGGACATGATTCAAGCGCTTAGGGGTAGAAACAAGTGGATTAAATAATGGGGAAACTAAAGAACTTATTTACATCTGGAAAGATGAACAAGGATCTTGATGAGAGACTTGTACCTAAAGGAGAATATAGAGATGCGTTAAATGTTAAGGTGTCAAATTCTAATGGTTCCGATGTAGGTTCTATAGAAAACTCCTTGTCAAGTACTCAAATGTCAAACCTATCTCTTGGCTCTAATGCAAAATGTATTGGAGTTATAGAGGATGATGGTGCTGATAAAATATACTGGGCTGTTTCTTCTGATTTAGGATCTTATATTTGTGAGTTTTCTAAAAATTCCGGTCAAGCATCTATAGTATTATCTGACACAAGAACCGAAAACGTTCTTGGTTTTGATTTAGCCGTATTTGTGGATATGGCTATAATAAATGATATTGAAAATGGAAAAAGGTTTTTATTTATAACAGATAATGTTAGTGAGCCAAAGTACTTTGAAATAGAATCCGCTAAATTATTAGAAGATAGTAACTTTTCTTTAGAGGATATTTCCTTAATTAAAAACTCTCCTTTAACTGCTCCATCTGTAGAATTACTAAAAACAGACAACGAAGAAGAAAACAATATAGAAGATAAGTTTCTATCTTTTGCATATAGATACATATATGAGCACGGAGAAATAAGCGCATTATCGCCATTTTCTGATTTTGCATTTATGGCTAAAGATTTCAGATACGATTATAATTCTGGAACAAATAAATCTATGTTGAATGAATATAATAAAGCAAATATAACATTCAATACTGGAAGTAATAATGTAAAAGAAATAGAGGTAATAGTAAAAGAATCTGGATCTCCAACTGCCTACATAGTTGAAACTATAGATAAATCTATAAAAGAATGGAGCGACAACTCTGATCAAACTTTTTCTTTCACAAACAATAAAATATACAAAGCAATAAGTAACGATCAGCTTTTAAGGTTATATGACAATGTTCCTTTAAAAGCCAAAACTATTGAGGTAATAGGCAATAGAGTTGTTTTTGGAAACTACACAGAAAATTACAACATATCTAACGATGGCAATAAAATAAAGCCTTCTATTACAACAACATACTCATCTTCTAGCGGATTGTCTGGAACTCCACACAGAACTGTCAAGTCTAATATGGACTATGAAGTTGCTTTAGCTTACTTAGATGGAAAAGGTAGAATGACTACTCCTATCACAAGTGAAGGCAATGATATTCATATTCCTATAACTAAGTGTGACAAGAATAATAGTTTAAATGTCGAAATAGCATCTCAAGCTCCTGATTGGGCCACAGGATATAGATTTTTTATAAAGCAAAGTAGAAATGATTATGATGTAATATCTCCTGTTGTTTTTTACACAGAAGGAGTATATGCTTACATAAAAATCGAAGGAGAAGACATAAATAAAGTAAAAGAAGGAGACTTTTTGTTTCTAAAGTCTGATACTTCAGGTATTAGAAAAACACCAACAAAAGTAAAAGTTTTAGAGTCTGAGAATAAAACAAGAAACTTCTTAGAAGACGACTCTGAAAAAAATACCATACAGGAAGCTGGAAACTATATAAAAGTCGATACCGAAGAAATATCCCTAGATGAAACCTCTGTAGATACATTTCTTTATGATGGATACGCATTTAGATCTGATGGTCAAGCAAATGATTTTACAAACAATATATCTTACATAGAAGACGCTATATATTATGGCAGCTCTTTAAATGATATAAATATTAC